CGATTCTTGAGAAAGACATGATGAAGGTTTATGGGAGGGCTCAACGAGAAAAGAGTGCAGTGTTTGCGTCTGAGATGTTGGAATATATACAAGCTAACGGAGCAATTGGAAAAGAAGAGTTATATCGGAAATACTTCAAAGTGATGAGTCATGATACCTTTAAAGGTGTAGTTGACTCTATGATTCAGTCAGGTTATATAGACTATGAGAATATCTCTGGAACTGTAATGTTAACCCCAACGGAGAAGAAATAATGTCCTTCGTAGATTTTGTAGAAGAATTAGTCCAAGAGGTCCACACTCAAGAAACCCCTGATGAACGTGGACCAAGAGAACCTGTGTCTCAGAAACTCCACGAGATGAAGTATAGATCAAAAGGAGAAGGTTTCCGAGATGCGATGAACAGGATAGCATCTTCTCTTTCTGATAACGATTCACATTTCAAGGAGTTTCGTGAGATCCTTCTTGATATGCGTTTTCTTCCAGCGGGGCGTATCCAAGCAGCTGTCGGTTCTTCTCGTAAGGTAACAGCTTTAAATTGTTTTGTTAGTGGCATACTTGAAGATAATCTCGTATCCGGTCTTGAAAATGGAGACTTCTTTAAGAATGGTGGAATCATGGCGAGGGTGATTGAGGCTGCTCAAACCATGCGAATGGGGGGAGGAATTGGGTATGACTTCTCTACCCTTCGTCCAAGAGGTGATCGTATTAAGTCCATGGACACCCAAGCCTCAGGTCCAGTATCATTTATGGACATCTTTGATGCTGTGTGTAGAACAATTGCCTCAGCTGGTCATAGAAGAGGAGCACAGATGGCTGTGCTCCGAGTTGACCATCCAGATATAGAAGAGTTCATATTTGCTAAACAAAATACGGACCGTTTGAGTGGGTTTAACATATCAGTCGGGGTGACTGATGAATTTATGGAAGCAGTCCTTGCAGGTAAATCATTTGATCTGCAGTGGAGAGGAGAAGTGTATAAGACAATTGATGCTTCTGTCCTTTGGGAAAAGATCATGCGCTCCACATGGGATTATGCGGAGCCAGGTGTGTTATTCCTTGACACAATTAACCGTCTGAATAACTTGTATTATTGTGAAACAATCACCGCCTCAAATCCTTGCGCCGAGCAAGTTTTACCTCCATATGGTGCTTGTCTTCTTGGATCAATCAACCTTACTGCATACATCACGACAGAAGAATCGTATGAAGATGATGAAGGTTTTATGGTGGGTTATACGTTTGACTGGGAGCAGTTCCTCAAGGATATCCCACCAATTATTCGAGCAACGGATAATGTAATTGATGAAACTATCTATCCACTCAAGGAGCAAGAGATTGAGGCGAAGAGTAAGAGGAGAATGGGGATCGGTATTACTGGCCTCGCAAATACAGGAGAAGCTCTTGGTTATCCCTACGGCTCAAAATCCTTCGTCGAGTTTGAAGGTAAAATCCTTAAAGCTCTACTCGAAACAGCTTATTCCACCTCTGCCCTTTTGGCAAAGGAGAAAGGTCAATTTCCTTGGTATGATGAAAGATATCTCAACGGTGAGTTCGTCAAACGCCTTGAACCAGAAACACTTGACCTTATTAAAAGATATGGAATGAGAAATAGTCACCTCACTTCCATCGCCCCGACAGGTACCATCTCCCTCTGCGCTGATAACATTTCCTCCGGTCTTGAACCAGTATTTGATTACAAGATTGATAGGACAGTTCTTGATTTTGATGGGGTAAAGCAGTATCTTGTGCAAGATTATGGTTATAACAACTTCGGAATTGAAGGGAAGAGAGCAAATGAATGTTCCGCCGATGACCATATGAATGTACTTATTGAGGCGTATAAATATGTAGACTCTGCAGTTAGTAAGACATGCAATGTCGATCCTGAAATGGGATGGGACGACTTCAAAGCAATTTACACGAGGGCTTGGGAGAATGACTGTAAAGGGTGTACTACGTTTAATGTTGGGGGGAAAAGGGAGGGAATATTGAAGACCTCGAAGGAAGAAGAACCTGAAGCTTGCTTTGTTGATCCAGAAACAGGAGGGAAGACTTGTGAATAAATATAGAAATGAAACTCCTCCAATTATATTCTTCCACTGTTCCCCAAAGATAGATAACTGTAAACATGATTGGAAAGGTTACAGAGATTTACCAAACGGAGGAGAACAGTTTTGTACGAAGTGTGGAATGGGAGCTGTTTACCATTCTCTTAGGTACGATGAACTTGATCCAGAAACTGGGAGTAAGAGTTGTGAGTGATTTGGCCCGTGCCGCCGCTGCCATTCTACGCACCAGCCGACCGTTGAGCCCAGAGTTCCGCGAGCAGGCAGCGCAGATGATCGAAGCTCTAGACGAATGTGTGTCCAACCTCTTGATGACCGAACAGGTACACCAAACGGCTGGTCAACCCTTCTACTCAAAGGGTTTGGAAATGGGTCGTGTGGTCTTACAGATTGCCGCTAAGAACCACCAAACCCTTGCGGAAATGTCCCGAAAAGAACAAGGAATCCTCAATGAAAAACCCCAAAGTCTACCTCTCCGGCCCCATGGATTACGTCTCCAAAGAAGAAGGTCAAACTTGGCGAGAACGAGCAAAGAACCTTCTGAATGAGTATGGAATAGAAGTATTTGACCCTTATAACTTTGAGCAAGATATAGACATTCCAAAACTCCTCGTCAAGACGGACCTATCCTACATCATCCAGTGTGATGGAATGCTCATTAATGCTTCACAGAATGTAGTCGTATGGGGCAGCCCAATGGAAGTACTTTGGGCTCACCAGAATGGAATAATTAATGTCGCCTTCACAGGGACACTTCACCCTTCCCCATGGCTTTCAGCACACTCATCAATCTCTCAAACACTTGACCAAGCAGTAGAGGTAATGACATGGAAACTATCTCGGTTATAACGCTTGTGGGACAAGCAGGGAGTGGGAAGACTGAGGTTGCACAACATCTTGTAATGAATCATGACTATGTACGAGTGAGATTTGCTGGAATCCTCAAGGATATGTGTAGGGTGTTAGGACTCACCGACCAGCAAATTGAAGGAGACTTGAAAGAGGAACCAGCATCCCTCCTTCTTGACCAAACTCCTCGCTATGCTATGCAGACTCTCGGAACTGAATGGGGCCGCAATCTCATTCATCAAGACTTGTGGTCACATGCTTGGAAAGTGAAGGTAACACAAAAGTTACTAGATGGTCATAAGGTTGTATGTGATGACTGTCGATTTATGAACGAGGAACGCTTTGTTCGTATGATTCATCCCTCAGAAATATGGTATATTCGCAGAAAGGATCTTCCTGAAAAGATGGATCACTCTTCTGAACAAGATTTCGGAGATATAGTTGTGGATAGAACCATCAAGAACTATGGAAGTATTGGAGACCTCAAAACGGCTGTAGATAGCATACTAGCAAATTACGATCCATCACACTAGCATTTTGGTTCTCTAACTTTCATCACCCTCACCCCCACCACCATCCCTCGGAGAATATTCACAACTTCTCCAAGAGAGTCACCACCAGATACTTGCAGTGTCGCAGCAATGACAAGTTCTTTATCATCTTCCTTTATCAACCAGCCACGAGTAACATGACGAGGCACCTTTGGTAGTTTATCTCGCTCCACCCACTCTGCAGTTGACAGAGCATCCTCCCAAAACACCTCGACATATTTAGGAAACTTCACAAACCTTTCCTCTTGAATTTGAGGAACTCAACGGCCTCTTCCAACTCTGGAAAACACCTCATAGCCGTTGGGCCTTCTGCTTCTGGGTCAATGATGGCAGTAATTGTCGCACCATATTGCTGGCTCTCATGACCTAACCTCATCGCATAGTCGTCAATATATTTATATCCTCTCGCTCTCGCACACCAGATATGTTCGCCTGTCTCATGATGCTCTGTCTCAAAACACGCCCAGTGATGTTTATCCCCACATATGAATAATCCTGCAATTGCACCTGAGAAACGAGCCTTCCTCATTGGTCCATGAAGAGGGTTATACATGGAGCTTCCAGGAAAATCATGACTGGCCCACACTTTGACTTCTCGACCATTAGGGCAGATCACCCTAAACTTTGCTTCCCAATCCTCTAATGGTGCTCCACCACGCTCCATCCAGTCAAGTGGGTCACCAGTTCCCTGAGAACCACTCCATAAATCATGGTTACCTTTGATAAGCAGCCAGTGAATAGATGAGCCATCCTTCTTCTTCTGCCCAAAGAACCACTCAGCAAGCTGCCAGGCCTGATCTCTCGTTGCCTCTTGGTAAGGATGGATGGCTTGACTTAACCGTCCAGCCCAATTATTAGTGTAATCTCCTAAACCCACCGACCAAAGGGATTCAGTATCACGAATGAGGGAAATGTCTCGTTCTAAAAGTGGCCAGTTGCATCCATTATCATCCATATGAGGATCACCTACGAAGGCAAGACCAAAGGGACCTTTCATGTTAATCTTAAAGGGCATCCATTGTCTTGCTTTGTCAGCTTTTTGTCTTGTATCAAATCTCTTTTTGAGCTTGTTTATTAACTCTCCTGTATCCATCTTGTCATCTGGAAGATCAGGAAACTCGAAAGGAGCTTTTTCACTTGTGGTAAATCTACGTTTTCTGGCTGTTCTGAGGCGGCTTTGAAAGGTTGCTCTCGGAATTCCGATGGAATCTGCAGCTTTTTGGACAACCCCATCACATGTTTCTAAGGCGTCTACAACCTCTTGACACTTGTCATCTGGTAATGGAAGGGTAGGCATTTGTCAACTCCCGCGAAGTTGAAGGAAGGGCTCATTTACCATTTGCATATCTATCAATTTTTCCCTCAATCTTTTCAAGATACTTCATAATGTCGTCCTTGACCTCCTTTAGATGTTCTCTAGAAGTGTATCTCTCAGCAACATCTGTCTTATAAGACGCAAGGTCTTCCTTTACTTTTTGTACCTGTTTCATTTGGAACCCTACAAGTGCAATAAGGGGAAGGGAGATAAATGATACAAAATCTGTCCATTCCATGAAGAAATCCTCTAATCATCAGTTGCTTTATCTGTAGTAAAGAAAAGTTGTATTCCAACGAGCTGCGCATCAATATCAAGATCATCTGCAGCATCCGATACATCTCGAAGTACTCGGAAAACTATCATATCATTATCGGCTGGGGTTCCAGCAATAGTGATAGGATTACTTTCAACAGTCACATAAATATCATCACCAGTAGCATTATCGGCAGTTACAACAACCGCTGTACCATACGCTGTTGCGAAGGCGTCACCATCAGAAAGAGCGACTCCTTGTACGCCCCAGGCAACTCCGTCAAGTCCACCTGTCTGCCCACCTTGATGTGTATAGAAGGAATCAAAGCACTTGAAAAAAGAAATCTTACAGTAAAAGACTACAACAGAAAAGGAGGTGCACAAGTTGCACGACTAGGTGGAATATCAATAATCATTGGAGTAATAGCATC